TGCTACGAGTACGCCTGATGGCGCTCTCTGCAAAGCCCACCTCGTACACGGTGAACACGGGTCATGCGAAGTGCCCGGACCACCTGTACATGCTGGACGACTCGACGGCCGCGACGAACTGCAACGACGGCGTGGGCTCGCTCGACCTGACGGCCGATGCCACCTCCATGTGGAACACCGACGCGACTTATGGGCAGATCCTGCGGTTCGTCAGCGCCTCCTCGCAGAAAGCGATCAGCGGCAACACGTTCGCGGCCACAAGCGGAATTTGCCTGGTCACGATCGCACGCAGCACGGACGCCACCAACCCGGCCGGCGTACAGGCCGTGGCCGGCGTCGGCCACAACTCGACCGCCAACACCTATGCGGCGACGCGGCTGTCTACGGCCGGCGCACTGCAATCGGTGGCGCGCTATAGCGGCGGAACAACGTTTACAGCCACGCTCAGTGGCGACGTATATGACGGCACATGGCACATGTTCGCCAGCAAGATTTCTCAATCGACCGGTAGCGACGGGCAACTGAAGCAATCGCTCGACGGCGGATCATGGGACGCCGGAACGCCGGTCACGACGCATGGCATTACCACGCTTGGCTTCAACCGCCTTGCGCTCGGTTGCCAGCCGCAGAGCGTGCTGTCGAGTTTCTTCAACGGCGACGCGCTCGCATCGTTTGTATACCTCGATGACTACGCGGCCTGGGATGACGCGTGGATCGCCTCGCTCTGGGCCGACCCGTGGCAGTTCCTGACGACCACGACGACGATCTTTCCGCAATACGGCCGCAGGGCCAACACACTGTTGAGGATGTAACGTGGCTCTTTACTACGCGCCCCTCGGGGCTCAGTCCGTCACCAACGACTCGTCGCAGGACCTGTGGGTGCTGGCGGCCCCGTCGGACTCGGCGGTGAAACTGCACTACGCGAAGATGACCTCCACGGTCACTTCCGACGAGCGGCTGCTGCTGTCGCTGATCCAGCGCACGACGGCGGGGTCGGTCGGTGGCACTGCGCTCACGGTGGTGGCGCTCGACGGAACTTCGGCCGCCGCCGGGGCAACCGTCACGCCGCTCGTGACCACGCAGGGCACGCCCTCCAAGACGTTCCTGACGGACTACTGGTCGCAGTTGGCGCCGTGGGAATTCCTGCCGACGCCGGCCATGCAGATCATCATCCCGCCGTCGGGGTTCCTCGCACTCGCGCTCGCCACCGCGGTCGCCTCGACGCGCTCGATGAGCGGCTGGCTGGTGTTCGAGGAACTCGGTTGATGGCGAACCAGTTCCGGCTGTTCAACGAGGCCGTGCCAAAGTTCGGCAACGGCACGATCGACCTCGACTCGGACACGATCAAGTGGGCGTTCATCACTGACGCCTACACGCCCGACGCGCCCGACGCCAATCCGTGCTGGGGCGCCGGCGGTACGACTGATCTTTCCGTCTACGAGGTGACGCCCGGCGGCACGTACCCGGCCGGCGGAGTCGCGCTCACGTCGGTGACGTACGCGCAGGCCGGCGGGACGACGACGTTCGATTCCGACGACCTCACGCTCGCGCAGCACGCCTCCAACCCGACCAACGCGCGCTGGTTGGTGCTGTACGACGACACGGCGGCCAACAAGGACGCGCTCGGCTTCGCCGACCTGGACGGCCTCACCGACCTGAGTTCGGGCGGGTTCGTGTGGGCCGTGCCGTCGACGGGCTGGTTCTATTTCGCGAGGGCGCCCGAGTAATGACTGCCGTGGGCGGCAAACGGGCAACGCTCAGGCGCCGGCGCGGAGATGAATTCACCGCGCAGATCCGCGACATCTACCACGCGCTCGTCGCCGATCCGCAAGCCGCCGCGACGGCCGAGGCCATCGTCGCGCCGGTCGTCCCGGCCGCTGCGGCGGGCGAGGGCGAGACAGACCGCGCACTGGACCGCCGTGCCGCGCAACTGCGCCAGCGCGCCGATGCGCTCGACGCCGGTGCGGTGCAGGCCGAGATCGCGTTGCGGCTGCTCTATCGCGAAATGCGTGAGCGACAGGAGGCCGAGGACTTCGAAGCCGTGCCCGTCCTGTTGGCCGAGGTATTGTGAATCACGTTTACCGGCCACCGTTCAATTACGCCGCGCACCGCACGGCGATGGTGTATTGGCAGCCGCAACCGCTGTGGCAGTTCGAGGGCCTCTCCGACGCCTGGTATCTGTACGAGACGGCCGGCAACAGCGCGGTCGTGCCGGAAGTGGACGCGGACGTACTGCTCGACGTGGCGGGCGCACCCGCGCGCCGCGCACTGCGCCACCCCGGCTGGCAGCGCAAGCAGGCCGAGGACCAGTTGCGCCGCGACCGCGCGCTGGAAGCGTCGATCCGCGATGAGTACCTCGATCTCACCGGACAGAGGCCGCCGCCCCCGCCGCCGGTCCCCCAGAAAACGGCCGGGCAGATCGCTGCCGAGATGGCAGCCGACGAATCGGCGCGTGCTGCGCGACAACGCGCCACCGAACTTGCCGTCGAGGCACAACGCGCGCGCGTCGCCATCGCTGCCCTGCAGCCGGAACTCAACGAGCGGCGCCGGGCGGCGAGCTATCGCGTCATCGAACAACTGCTGCGAGGCCTGTGATGCCGCTCTACCGCTACGCCTGCCCGTGCGGCCACGAAGAAGACGCCTTCCGCAACGTCGCCGCCCGCCATGACGCGCCCATGTGTCACGGCCCGATGCAGTTGGTCATCTGCGCGCCGGCCGTGCAGGGCGACCTGCCGGGCTACCAGAGCCCCGTCACGGGCCGCTGGATCGAAGGCCGAGCCGCACGCCGGGACGACCTCGCGCGTTCCCACGCGCGCCCCTACGAGGGCTTCGCGGCCGAGAAGAAGGAAGCCGACCGCCGGCTGGCCGAGAAGGAATCGAAGGCGGATCGGGCGCTGGAGGACTCCGTGCGCCGCGCCTATCACGAGTTGCCCCCCGCCCAACGGCGGATATTGGAGACCTGACGTGGAACAAGCCCCTGTCGAAACGCCTGTCGAGGCACCTGCCGAAGCCGCGGTCGAGACGCCCGCCGTCGAAACGCCGGCCGTTGCGGCTGACGTCTCGATGGAGGACACGATTCGCGAGACGTACCGCGAACTCACCCAGCCGCGCGAGCGCGACGAGGGCGGCCGCTTCGTCGGCAAGGCCGCGACGCCGGCCGATGCCGCGTCAACGGAAGGCGAGGCCGCGGCCGCAGCACCGGCCGCCGCGGCGGAACCCTGGCATTCGGCACCGAACACCTGGAAGAAGGAGGTAGCGGCCAACTACGCCACCCTGCCCGACGCCGTGAAGCAGGAAATCCACCGCCGCGAAGAGGATTTCCACAAGGGCATCGGTCAGTACAAGGACGCCGCGGCGTTCGGTCACTCGCTGTTCGAGGACCTCTCGCCGCACTTCGCCACGATGCGGCAGATCGGCGCGACGCCGCGCGAGGTCGTGCGCGACGTGATGGGCGCGTGGCGCACGCTCGCCACCGGCTCGCCTGACCAGAAACGCGACACGCTGTTGCAACTCGCGGCCGGCTTCGGTATCAGTCTCGGCGACCGAGCCGACACGCGTGACCGCGGACCGTCGGAAAGTCCCGAGCTTGCCCCCGTACTACAACGGCTCGCGCAACTCGAAGGAACGATCACCGAAAGCCAGCGCGCCCGCGAGGCGGCCGAGCACGCAGAGCGTGTCGCACAGGCACAGAAGTTCCTGTCCGACCCGAAGCGCGAGCATCTGGAGGCCGTGTTCGAGGACGTGGTGGCCCTCGTCAGGGCCGGCAAGGCACCGGAGGAAGCCTACGAACAGGCGATCTGGGCGCACCCTGAGACGCGCGCGAAGCTCCTCGCCAAGCAGGACGACGAGCGCAAGCGCGCCGATGCGGAACGGGCCGCCGCCGCGAGAAAGGCCGCCGTGGTCAACGTGCAGAAGCGGGGGGCACCTCCCGCGGCTGCGAAGCCCGGCACGATGGAGGACACCATCCGACAGGAGTATCGCCGACTGAATTCTGGCTGATCCCCTGACCGGGCGGTGTCGCAGTACCACCGAATCTAGGAGGAATGCCGCATGGCATCGCCCGGTCAGTCCAGTCTCTTCACGACGTTCACCGAACTCGTGACCACGACGTACCGCAATCACAAGAAGGAAATTGCGGACAACGTCTCCAACCACAACGCGCTCTTCCGGCGCCTGACGCAGAAGGGCCGCATCCGCCGCGAGGACGGCGGGCTCTCGATCGTCGCCAACCTCGAATACGCCGAGAACGGCACCTATACGCGCTACAGCGGCTATGACCCGCTGAACGTGGAGGCTTCCGACGTGCTGTCGGCGGCCGAATTCCCGTGGCGTCAGGTGAGCGTGAACGTCGCGGCGAGCGGCCTCGAAATCCGCTCGAACTCGGGCGAGAACCGCATCGTCAATCTGGTCAAGACGAAGATCAAGAACGCGCAGAAGTCCGCTGCCAACGGCCTCGCTCAGGACCTCTACAGCGCAGGCTCGCTGTCGAACCAGATCAACGGCCTGCAGGCGCTGATCGCGGACGCCGGCACCGGCACCGTCGGCGGCATTGACTCCTCGTCGTTCAGCTTCTGGCAGAACACGGTGCAGTCGGCGGCGGCTCCGCTGCAGGGCGGCGCCGGCATCACCCCGTCGGCCACAACGATGGAGTCGCTGATGTTGCCGCTGTACTTGCGGCTCACGCGCGGCGCGGACCATCCGGACCTCATCGTGTACAGCGAGGACTACTACACGTTCTTCGAGCAGTCGCAGACCTCGTTGAAGCGCTATGCGCCGGAGGACGACGGCCAGGCCGGCATGGTGGCGATGAAGTACAAGCAGGCGGACGTGTTCCACGACTCGTCTGCGTCGGGCATCCCGAGCGCGCACGGCTACTTCATCAACACGGACTATCTCGAGGTCGTCGTGCACCAGGACGCCGACATGGAGATCATGCCGGAGTTGCGCTCGATCAATCAGGACGCCGTGGTCATTCCGATCATCTGGCAGGGCAACGTTGCCGTGTCGAATCGGAAACTGCAGGGCGTTCAGAAGGCCTAAGGGGGCGCACACATGGCATACCGAATCACTGACCCGCTCCTCGGCACGCAGAAGATCGCCGACACGAGCACGGTTCAGCTCCACCCCGCCGGCACCATCGTGCGCGCGGTGGACCCGACCTACGGTGCGGGCGAGTTCATCTACCTGAAGGGCGTTGCCTCGACGGCGGTGGGCTCGGTCGTTTCGTACTCCACGTCCGCGTTCACGACCACGCTCGGCGTGACGGTCGAGAAGGTCCCGCGACCGCTCGCCGTGGCGATGAGCGCGAACGTGGCGAACCAGTGGGGCTGGTACCAGATCGCCGGCGTCGCGGTGGTGGCGAAGCTGGCCACGACCTCGTTTGCGGCCGGTGCGGCGCTGGCGATCGCCAGCACCGGCTCGGGCACGGCCATCGCGACGGCCTCGGGCAACGAGGTGCAGGGCGCAATGGTCGCGGTCGTGGCCTCCGCCGCGACCGGTCGGACGAGCGTTCAGGTCGTGCTGAACCGTCCGGCGCTCATGGGCCGCATCACCTGAGGCGCGGAGGGGGCCGGGCAACCGGCCCCCTCTTACCATGCTCGCCCCCGCCCGGACGACGATCAGGTATCGCAATCCGTCAGCCTCCGCACCGCTGATCCTGCCCGTACACGTCGTCTGCAATACGCCGGACGAATTGCTGCACGCGAACATCCGCGTCAACTCGCGGCGCCCCGGTCGCTGGGTCGAATCGCTGCCGGCGCATGAAGGGGTGGCGATTCTCTGTGGCTCTGGCCCGAGCCTCAACGACTGCATCGAAGAAATCCGCGCGCACAAGGGCACGATCTTCGCCCTGAACGGCGCGGCCTCCCATCTCGCGGCCCACGGCATCGTGGCCGACTACCAGGTGATGATCGACGCGCGCGAGCGCACGGCCGAACTGGTGGGGCCGGCGAAGATGCATCTCTTTGCCTCGCAGTGCCACCCGAAATGCTGGGAGAGGGCTCCCGATGCGCGGGTGTGGCACTTGCAGATCGAAGGCATCGAGGACCTGTTCCCCGAGTACCCGCACGGCTACGCGCTGATTGGTGGCGCGGCGAGCGTCGGCAACACGGCCGTCTGTCTCGCCTATGCGCTCGGCTTCCGCGAGTTGCACTGCTACGGCTATGACTCCTCGCATCGCGACGACCGGGGCCATGCGTTCCGTCAGGCACTGAACGACGGCGATCCGATCACGGAGATCGACTGGAACGGCCGCACCTACCGGGCGTCGATCACCATGAAGCTGCAGGCCGAGCGGTTCCCGGCAACGGCGGCGGCGCTGGAGTCGATGGGCGCCCGGGTGTACGTGCATGGATCCGGTCTGCTGCCGGACATCTACAACGCCGCACCAGAAACGCTGAGCGAGCGGGAAAAGTACGAGCGCATGTGGTCTGAGGGCGCATACCGCATCGTTGCGCCCGGTGAACATTGCGTCGAGACGTTCTGCGGTGTGGCGCAGCCGCGCGGCGCGGTCATCGACTTCGGCTGCGGCACGGGCCGTGCGGGGCTGGCGATGGTCGCGCACGGGCTGGACGTGACGCTGATCGACTTCGCGGCCAACTGCCGGGACGAGGCCGCGCGCTCACTCCCGTTCATACAGCACGACCTGACGCGTCCCGTTCCGATCTCCGCGCCGTATGGGTTATGCACCGACGTGATGGAGCACATCCCCACGCAGGATGTCGACGCCGTACTGCGCAATGTATTCGCTGCGGCCGAGACAGTGTTCTTTCAGATCAGTACCGTGCCTGACCAGATGGGCGCGCTCATCGGTCACGATTTGCATCTGACGGTGCAGCCGCATTCGTGGTGGCTCGATCGATTGCAGCAATTCGGCGAGGTCACCTTCGAGCGTGATCTCGGCCAAGCATCCATGTTCCTCGTGAGGCAACAATGAACTTCGGACAAGCCAGCAACCAGACCGCCTCGGCGGTCGTCAATGCGCGGCCCTGCGAACTGATCGGGTTCTACGTCAATTCGACGTCTTCGGGGACGATCGTATTTCACGATGCGGCTTCTGCGAGCATCAATAACGCGCTCAGCGGAACCATCACGCCCGCCATCGGATTCCACTGGTTCCCAGCCACGCTCGGCGCCGGCCTGCGCATCGTGATTGGTGGAACACTCAACGTCACCCTCTTCTACAAGCCAAGGGGCTAACTCATGTCCATCTCCCTCATGCCGCAGCGCCCGCCCTACGTCACGTTCGAGCAGCGCGCCGTCGAGGACCGCAACGCCTCCATTCAGTCCGGCGGCCTCAAGATGCGCGACGTCGACTATGTCGTCGTGCGCCAGCAGGGCTCGCGCGACACCGTCGAAAAAGATGCGCTCGAATGGCTCGCCAACATCGACCAGCTCGCCCAGACCGGCAACTATCCGGGCGAGTGGGCGCGGCACTTCCGCGACAAGTACCACGCCTGGAAGGCCGGACAGGCGGAGCCGGAACTCGGGCTCTCCGTGCGCCACTGGCCGTCGCTGTCGAAGGCGCAGGCGGAGAACCTCATCGCGGCCGGTGTGCGCACCGTCGAGGACGTGGCGGCGATGAACGAGCCGACCATGCAGAAGGTCGGCATGGGCGCGCGGGAACTGAAGCAGAAAGCGACGGCGTACGTCGAGTCGCGTGACGCGAACAAGGCCGCCGAGCAGATCACGGCGCTGAAGGCCGAGATCGAGAATCGCGACGCGCGTCTGGCGGCGCTCGAGCAGCGGCTCATCGAGCTCGAATCGCAGCAGGGCGCCTCGCAGCAGGGCGCCAAGCGGCGGGCATGACGCTCCTGCAGCTCATCCAGGACGTCGCGGACCTGCTCGGCATCCCGAGACCGGGCGCCGTCTGCGGATCGCTCGACCCCGGCGCCCGGCAGTTGCTGCAACTCGCCAACCGCGAGGGCCGGGAGCTGTCCTCGCGCTACGGTTGGCAGGCGCTCACGCGCGAGGCGTCTTTCACGACCGTGGCGACCGAATCACAGGGTACGCTCGCCAGCATCATCGGCGCGAGCCAGTCGCTGCGGTACGTGGTCAATGACACGCTGTGGGACCGCACGAGCGGCGACCCGGTGTTGGGGCCGCGCGCGCCACGCACGTGGCAGGGTTACAAGGCCCAGACCTTTGCCTCGCCCTACAGCGAGTACCGGATTCGCGGCGACGAGCTGTTGTTCATCCCGGCGCCCGCGGCCGGCCACTCGGTCTACTTCGAGTACGTGTCCCGGTGCTGGTGCACGGACGCCGGCGGGACGACGTACCGGCAGGCGTTCGCGGCCGACACCGATCTCGTGCTGCTCGACGAGGAAATCATGCGCATCGGGCTCGAATGGCGCTGGCTGCAACGCAAGGGCTTCGAGTACGCCGAGTCCTTTGCCAGTTACGAGCGAATGGTGGCCGATGCGATGGCGCGCGACGGCACGAAGCCGATTCTCGACCTGGGCGGCCCGGTGGACTCCGGCTTGCCGTACGCCATCCCGCGGGTGATCGGCTCATGAGGACGGCGCAGCGCAAGGGCACGCGTGGCGCACCGCGTTCGCGCTCGCAGTCGCTGCCGCCGCCAATCGGCGGGTTGAACGCGCGCGATTCGCTCGCGAACATGAAGCCCGAGGACGCCATCACGCTCGACAACTGGTTTCCGACAGCCACGCAGGTGGAGGTGCGCAACGGCTACACCTCGCACGCGACGTTCACCGGCGACTGCGAGACGGTCATCGTCTACAACGGGCTCGCGGCCACGAAGATCTTCGTGGCGGTTGATGCGACCGCCGACGCGATCATCGACGCGACCTCGGGCGGGGCGGTCTCGACTCCAGTGGTCGGCGGTACCGGGCCGACGGTGCAGGCGATCACCAATCCGCAGTTCGACTACGTCAACTTCGGCACGGCGGGCGGGCAGTTCCTCTCGCTCGTGAATGGCGCCAATACGCCGCTCGAGTACGACGGCACGACGTGGAGCGCGGCGTCAATCACGCACGCCTCGCTCACCTCCTCGAACCTGTTCACCAATGCCGTGTACGCCGAGCGCTTGTGGTTCGGCGAGAAGAACACCTTCAACGTGTACTACCTGCCGGTGCGGACGAAATCGGGCGCGGCGACGCAATTGAACATCGGCTCGCTGTTCAAACTCGGCGGGTCGCTCTCGAACATCCTGACGGTCACGGACGCGGCGGACTCGCTCACCGATTACATCGCGTTCGTTTCGACCGAGGGCGAGGTCATCGCCTACACGGGCACCGACCCGGCCTCGGCCTCGACGTGGGCGCGCGCCGCGCACTTCGTCATCGGTCGTCCGGTCTGCAAGGGGCAGCGGGCGTGGTGCAAGTTCGGCGCCGATGCGTTCCTGACGACGGTGGACGGCGTCGTCTCAATTCGCGCCGCGATCGCTACCGACCGGGCCGAAAACGCCGCCGGGGTCACCGGCAAGATCCGCCGACTCGTGTCGGACGACGTGACGGTGCACGGCGCGCGCTTTGGCTGGGCGCTCACGCTGCACCCCGCCGGCCAGAAGCTCATCCTCAACGTGCCGACGGCCGAGAATTCGGCTTCCCGGCAGTACGTAATGAACACCGAGACGCGCGCATGGTGCCGCTTCACCGGCTGGAATGCGTTCTGCTGGGGCGCGACCAAAAGCGCCGTGTACTGGGGCGGGGCGGGCGTGCTTGTGCAGGCCGACGTCGGCGCCGTGGACGGCACCGCCGCGATCACGGCGGACGCGAAGCAGGCGTACGGGTATTTCGGTGCCCGCGGGCGCACCAAGCAGGTGTCGCTGATGCGCCCAATTCTCGCGATTTCAGGACCGGCGCAGTTTGGTGTGGCGGTGGATGTCGACTATGCGGAGGGGGCTGCGCCGGTCCTGTCCACCATCTCGGGCTCAGCCGCCGATCCGTGGGGCGGGATCTGGTCGGCGTCGTGGGCGCAGGCGCTCGCGACCTATCGCAACTGGTTCAGCGTCGCGGGCGAGGGTTTCGCGATCGCGCCACGACTGCGCGCGACGGTGGAGGACGTGGACATGGTGTGGTCGGCGACCGACTTCGTCTATGACACCGGACAGGCGCTGTGACATGGCGACTCGTGCTCGACGACAAGGCGCGGTGCGGGGCGTGGGCGCTCGAGCGCATCGCGCACGTACCGTCCTGGGGCGAGTGGTTCGAGGCGATCGGGCTGGAGCGCGACGGCGATCTGCTCGCGGTGGTCGTCTACAACCTGTGGTCGGGCGCGGACATCGCCATGCACGTCGCGGCGGTGCCGGGCCGGCGCTGGCTGACGCGCGGGTTTCTGCGCGCCGTGTTTCGCTACCCGTTCGTGCAACTGGGCTGCCGGCGCGTGACGGGCTACGTGCCGGCGTCGAACCTCGACGCGCAGCGCTTCGACGAACACCTTGGCTTCGTGCGCGAGGGCGTCATGCGTGAGGCGCTGGACAACGGCGAGGACGTGATCCTGTACGGACTGCTGCGCGAGGACGCGCGGCGATTCTGGGAGTGAGGGAGTGAAGATCTACACCCGAGTCGTGATCGACATGGCAACGAGCGACGTGCTCGAGGCGGACAGCTACGAGTACGACGGTCCCGTGGCCGAGTGCAAGAAAGGCGGCAAGCGGCCGAAGACGCCGGACCCGAAAGTCGTCTCCGACCTGCAGACACAGTCGAACCAGCAGACGGCCGCCTACAACGCAGCAATCAATCGGGTGAACACCTACACGCCGCAAGGGTCGAGCGTGTTTTCGCAGACCGGCACGGACGCGAGCGGCGCGCCGATCTACGAGCAGCGCGTGACATTGACGCCCGACGCGCAGGCGCTCTACGACCAGCAGCAGGCGCAGTCGCGGCAGCTCGGCAACATCGCCGGCGGCATGATGGACTCGATCGGCTCGACCTACTCGCAGCCGGTCGACACGTCTGCGGCGCCGAAGCTCTTCGGTGCTGACGATCTGCTCGATGCCCGGCAGCAGACGCAGGACGCGCTCTACAACCGGCAGGCGGCCTACCTCGACCCGCAGTGGGCGCAGCGCGACACGGCGTTTCGCTCGCAGATGGCCAATCAGGGCATCGTCGAGGGCTCGGAGGCTTGGCGCAACGCGCTCGACGACGAGAGCCGCGCGCGTAGCTTCGACTATGCGCAGGCGCGTAACGACGCGATCCTCGCTGGGCAGGGCGAGATGACGGCGCTGTCGGACATGAGTCGCGGCAACCGCGCGCAGACCCTCAACGAAATCTATGCCGCGCGCGCGCAGCCGCTGAACGAGTTCAATGCGCTGCGCTCGTCGAGCCAGGTCGACATGCCGCAGTTCGACGGCGCCGCGCAGTCGAACATGGCGAATACCGACGTGGCCGGGAACTACTGGAACGCGTTCGATGCGCAGATGGCGAAGTACAACGCCGCGCAGCAGGGCGCCAACAACCTCATGTCGGGCGTCTTCGGGTTGGGATCGGCGGTGCTGTCGAATCCCGCGCTCAAGCTCTCCGACGAGCGGCTGAAGGAGAACATCGAGCCGATTGGCGCGCTGCCCGACGGCACGATGGCCTACGAATACAGCTACCGGGGCGACCCGACCCGCCACGCCGGCGTCATGGCGCAGGAGGTCGAGCGCACGCAGCCGGGCGCGGTCGTCACGCACCCGAGCGGGTACAAGATGGTCGACTACGCGCAGGTGCTCGCCCGCGCAATGGGAGCGCGCCATGCCGCGTAACGTGCGGGTAGTGACGGGCCCGGCCTACGCCGCGCAGGACCGCGCGCAGGCAATGGCAGACGCACTCACGGCTCGCGCGCTGCGCTCGCGCAACCCCGAGCAGGGCGGGCGCGTGGCCGTGGCCATGAGTCCGTGGGAAGGCGTGACGCAGCTCGGCGAGGCGCTCAACGCGCGCTTTGCCTCGAACTACGCCGAGCGGCTCGCGCAGGCCGACCGCGAACGCACGCAGACGGCGAACGAGCAGATGATCCGCGACCTCGCGGGCGAGCGTGCGCCCGAGCGGCTGACCGAGCAGGGCCAGCCGATCCCGGGCTCGGCGAATCGCCCGCCGCTCGACCTCGAAACCGGGCGGCCGATGCTGGTTTCCGATCGCGCCGAGCAGCTCGCCGCAGCGATCGGCGGACTCGACCCCAAGCAGGCCAACCAAGCGTTGTCCGGTGCGATGTTGCAGCGGGCACTGGCCACGCCGTCCGTTGAGCGCGTGGACGTAGGTGACGCGATTGCCATCCTGCAAGACGGGCGCGAGGTCGGGCGCATCCCGAAGGGCGCGACCCCGGACGCGCAACTTCGTGAACGTGGAGACCAGCGGCGATTCGAGGGCGTGAGCGGTTCGGCGCGACTGAGTGCCGACACGACGAGGCGCGGCCAGGACATCTCGGCCGAGACGGCGCGGCGTGGTCAGGATGTGACGGTACGCGGCCAAGACCTGAGTTACGACGCGGCGATGCGCGGGCAACAGGCGACAAGAGACCGCGCGCAGGCCGAGTCCACGGCCGCCGAGGCACAGAAGGCGCGCGACGTCGACAACGTCTGGAATATGTACCAGACCGCGCGTAACGGGGTCATGAGCGGACTCGAAAGCACCACGACCGGCCCCATTGCCGGGCGCATCCCCGCCGTCACCGCGAGCCAACAGATTGCCGAGGGCGCCGTGGCGGCGATGGCGCCGGTCCTCAAGCAACTGTTTCGCGTCTCGGGAGAGGGCGTGTTCACTGACCGCGATCAGGCGCTCCTGCTCGACATGGTGCCGAAGCGATCGGATCGGCCCGAGGCGCGCGAAGAAAAAATGCGCAACATCGACGCCATCGTGCGCGCCAAGCTCGGGCGGCCGCCGGAGATGGCGCCTGCG